CAAGGTCTCGACGCTCACGAAGATCGACCCGCTGCCCGAGCCGCCGCCTGCGGAGGAGCCACGGGCGAAGCCACGGAGGCGGAAGCGTGGCGGCTAGGTACGACCACATCGACTTCACGCCACCGGCTGGCGTGCGTGAAGAGGCTGCGAAGGGTCTCGCGTGGCGAAGCGAATACGGCCGAGGCGGCACGGCAGTCGGCGTTGCCCGAGCGAGAGACCTGAGCAACGGAGTGAATATCAGCCCCGAGACGGCTCGGCGGATGAAAGCGTTCTTCGACAGGCATCAGACGAACGTCGGGACGACGGGATGGAGCCCAGGCGAGGACGGTTTCCCATCCCCTTCTCGCATCGCTTGGGCGCTTTGGGGCTCGGACCCTGGCTGGGCATGGAGTCGGAAACTGGTGGAGCAGATGAACTCAGCGGACGAGAACGACAGGAGCCACACGATGAACATCGAGCGACGTTCCCTCGCGATTGACGAGATCGAGTCGGCTGTCCCGCTGCTCGCGGTCGAGAGCCGCAGCGAGGATGACGGCAGCGAGCGCGAGTACATCGTTGGCTACGCCGCGAAGTTCGGCGTCTTGTCGCTCGACCTCGGCGACTTCGTCGAGCGGATCGACCCCGGTGCATTCGGCATCGTCGCCGAGCGTCGCGGGCGGCGGAAGCCGTTGGAGACGCGGGCACTGTGGAACCACGACGCGAACTACCCGCTCGCGAGGTATCCCGGCACGCTGTCGATGAGCGTGGACGAGATCGGGCTGCGGTATGAGTTCCCCGTGCCCGACACGACCTACGGTCGTGACATCGCCAGCAACATCCGGGCGGGCATCGTCAAGGGCTCGTCGTTCTCGTTCACCGTGCCGAGCGGCGGCGACTCGTGGGCGGTCGAAGATGGCCGCAGTGTGCGGACGATCCAGAGGGTGGATTCTCTGATCGATTTGGGACCAGTCTGCTTCCCGGCATACCCGGATGCTGACGTGACGATCGCCCAGCGGTCCTACGATGCGTTCGTTCGGCAGCGTGACGCCGATGCTCATCGCCGCATGGCTGCGGCGGCCCGTGCCCGAGAACTCCGCGAGTACCTGACACAGCATGGCCGCTAAGTCCGGCGACACGTGCGAGCGGTGCAAGGCCGCTCGGCTCAACGTCGCGTCGAGTCAGGCACGAGGCGAGTACCAGACTCGCTACCTGCGCTGCCCCCGCTGCGGGCACACCGACAAGCACGTCGTGCATTCGGAGCACGTGCGTCGTCGGGCCTTTACTGGTTAGTAAAAGACCCTCGCGTCGAACTGCAAGGGTGCCGGTCTGGCTCCGTAGGTTCGTGGATAGGCGGCGTGAGCGTCGCCGCATCCCGACCAAGGAGAGCCCATCGTGGACAAGATCAAGGCACTGCTCGACGAACTCGCTGCTGTCGTCGCCGAGATGGAAGCGATGAGCGAGGCTCCCGCCGAGGGCGACGCCCCCGCGATGAACGCGGAGGAGGAGTCGTCGCTTCGCTCGCTGTCCGATCGTGCCGACAAGCTCCGCTCGCAGATCGAGCTGCTGCGTGCCATCGAGGCGAAGAACCTCGAACTGCGTGCCGTGCTGGAGCGTGGTGCTCCCGCCAAGGCGATCGAGAAGGCTGCCGTCACCGAGGAGAGCCCCGTGGAGAAGCGTACCGTCCCCGCGATCCCCGTGTCGCACGGACCGCTCAAGGCGTTCCGTTCGGCTGAGTCCGCGTACCGCGCTGGCATGCACCTGCGTGGCTACGTGTTCGGCGACGCCGAGGCTCGTCGGTGGTGCGTCGATCACGGCGTCGAGAGCCGCGCTCAGGCGGGCGGCGTCAACTCGCTCGGCGGTGTCCTGACTAGCCCCGAACTTGCCCAAGAGCTCGTGAGATTGGTCGAGGAATTTGGGGTGTATCCCCAGTTCGCTCGTCGCGTGCCGATGTCGAGCGACACGCTCAACATCGCCCGTCGCACCGGTGGGCTCGCCGCTCGTCCGGTCGGCGAGAACGCCGAGGTGCTCGCGAGCGACGTGACGTTCGACAACATCGAGCTCGTGGCGAAGATCTGGGGCGTGGCGAATAGGCTTCCTAATTCGCTGCTCGAAGACTCCGTCATCGATCTCGCCGATCTAATGGCCGTGGAAACGGCACAGGCGTTCGCCGAAGCGGTGGACAACGCTGGCTTCGTCGGAGACGGCACCAGCACCTACCACGGTGTGCAGGGCATCACGAAGAAGATCCTCGAATCGAAGCACTCGGCGTCGGTCGTCAGCACGACCGCTGGCACCGAGGACACCTACGGCGAGCTCACGATGAAAAACTTCACCGACATGGTCGCGAAGTTGCCCATCTACGCCCGCCGGAATGCTCGGTTCTTCATCTCGCCCGCTGGCTGGGGCTCGGCGATGCTGCGGCTCGCGATGCTGCCCGGCGGTGCCTCTGGCCCCGGCGGAAACAGCACGAGCGACGTGGCCGCTGGATTCGGCGAGCGGTTCCTCGGCTACCCGGTGACGCTGGTTCACTCGATGCACTCCTCGCTCGATGATTCGAGCGGCGAGGTGGCGTGCCTCTTCGGCGACCTCTCGCAGGCCGCCGTCTACGGCGAGCGTCGGGCGATCCAGATCCGCACGGCGTCCGAGCGCTACGTCGAATACGACCAGGTTCTCACGTTCGCCACGACCCGCAACGCGATCGTCGTGCATGACGTGGGATCGACCACGAAGGCCGGTCCCGTCGTGGCTCTCAAGTTCGGCTGATCCGACTGACTGACTCTCAACCCTCCGAGGAGATCTAGACAGTGAACCATCTCGAAGCGACGAAGAGCGTCGTCGGTCACACCGAGAACCTGACGGCAGCGCAGACCCACACGCTGGTGATCGACCGTCTCGGCTACGAGTACGTGTCGCTCGACGTGGGGCAGGAGCCGTGGACGAACGCTGGCTACACGAGCCAGGCGGCGTTCACGGTGCTGAAGCTCAGCGAGTCGGACGACAACTCGTCCTACTCCGACGTGACGGCGTTCGTCGGTGGCGGCACCGGCGGCTTCACGATCCCGACGCCGACCGCCACCGCTGGTGACGTGGTCGTGCGGATGGACGTGGACTGCCGGGGCAAGAAGCGCTACCTCAAGCTCACCGCCACTCCCTACACGACCGGCACCGTCTACACGGTCGCCCGGCTCGGCAAGGGCAACGACGGTCCCGTCTCGGCTTCCGCGAAGGGCGTCAACGCCACGGTCAGCGGCTGATCGGCTTGACACGACCGACACAGTGAGCGGCGGGTGGCGACGAGCCGCCCGCCGTTTTCACTTGAGGGCTTTCTCGTGATCGTGCAGGTCGGCGATACGTCGGTCGAGGTGCGTGCCGAGGCGGTGCTGTCGGCTCCGAGGTTCGGGCCGCTCACGAACGTGTTCGCGTTCATCGAAAGCCTCATGCCGCTGCATATTCGCCCGACGCTCGGGCAGGGTGCCTACTGGTCGATGGTGCTCACCCGGATGCTTGAGGAGTTCGCTCCGACGACGGAGTACATAATTACGCTGGACTACGATAGCGTGATGACCCGCTCGGATATCGAGCGTCTGTTCGCGATCGCGATGACCTGCCAATGCGACGCCCTCGCCCCGATCCAGGCGAAACGCGAGGACGGGCGTCCGATGCTCACGCTCCTCGACACGATGGACGACCCGCCCGCCGACGGCAAAACCGAACTGCCGCTGTCGTGGTTTGCCGAGCCGGTGCAGCAGGTCGATACGGCTCACTTCGGCTGCACGATCATCTCGACCAGGGCGCTCAGGCGAACGCTGAAACCGTGGTTTCACAGCAAGCCCGACGCCGAGGGCGGCTGGGGCGACGGGCGGATCGACGACGATCTCTGGTTCTGGCGTCAATTCAAGGCGTCGGGCAACCGCCTCTTCATCACGCCCCGCGTCGTGATCGGTCACGGCGAGTACGTCATCTCGTGGCCGAGCAAGGATTTTTCGGGTCCGGTGTTCCAGCACACGACGAACTGGCAGCGGACAAAGCGACCGCCCGAAACTGCATGGAGGGTCGGCGAGTGACGACAATCAGAGTGCGGATGAATCGTGCATACGGTGCCTACAAGGCGGGCGAGCTCGTCGAGGTGGACGAGTCCTTCGCCGCGAGGCTCTTCGCGTGGGGCTACGCGAAACGGGAGACGCAGCAATCGCTGATCGAGACGGCAGCGGTGGAGCCCGTCGCGGAGCGAGCAGACGTGACGCCACGACGCAGGGGGCGACGGCATGAATGACGGCAAGCGATACCGATCACTGAAGGTCGCCACGCAGCCGGTGGTCGAGCCGGTGAGCGTCGCCGACGCCAAGGCTCACATCCGGGTCGATCACAACACCGACGACGCCTACATCGCTGCGCTCATCTCGGCGGCTCGCGAGTATTGCGAGACGTACATGGACGAGACGCTCGTGGACACGCAGTACGTCATGCGGCTCGATGCGTTCCCTGCGGTCATCGAGTTGCCCCGCCCGCCGATGAGCCAGACCACCGGACGCACGGCGGTGTCGATCGTCTACACCGCGAGCGAGGCTGGCAATACAGCGACGCTCTCGACGACCGAGTACCGCGTCGATCGGGACTCGAGGCC